TAATGACACAGACTATGCCAATACTTTGTAGGTTGTGGCAGTGACGATGCCAATACTATGCAGATGATAACGATTCTCATTCGCAAACGCTAATGCAAATGATAATGATTCTCATTAGCACCCCCTACCCCCTTATCGTCACAGCACTGCATCGGGGGAAAGGTTCGACGCTCTCTCTGGCGAGATTCTGAAACTTCCATGCCTTTACAATTAATTACAAATAATACTTTACATTTGCTTTAAAGTATGCTATAATATATCTATACAGAACAACAAAGTGAATAGGGATTAACTGAAGATGATATTCAGTGATTAACATTCTCCTTATAACTATTCACATTGTCTATAACAACTATGTAACACCATGTCGTGCATGTACCGACTACATCGATCATGTACCGCTAGAGGTAAAGATGACAGAACAAGACAAAGCAATGCGTAAGAAGGTTAAGCTCTTAAAGAAGAGTGATCCTTCAGAGTATGATGTGAATGAAAACTTCCTTCAGTTTGTCGCGTATTATGTTGAGTCAGGTAACGCCAGAGAAGCTTGGACTCAAGCAGGATACTCACCTAACAGTGCAGGGTCTGCTATGTCCCGCCTACGAGACAACTGGCGATTAGTTGAATCAATGGTTAAAGAACGCATAGGCGCTCATGTCCCTATGGCGTTGTCAGGTATTATTGAACTAGCCCAGACAGCTAAGCAAGAGTCTATTAGGTTAAAGGCTCAGCAAGACATTCTCTATAGAGCAGGTTACGACAAGCCTATGGAAATGATAGTAACAGACAAGGATGCGAAAGACCTTAAGGACGATGAACTACAGAAAGAGCTTCTAGCTATACTAGGTAAGAACCACACCATCGATGTTAAGGCAGAAGAAATACACTAACTCTACCACAAGGCGAGTACATGAGACTACAGTTTACCAGAGATAACTTTGAGCATTTGCAATCAGAAGTTGAAGAACAACGCATCCTAATCACAAAGCTAACAGCAGCACTTGCTCTAGCTAACACAGAGAAGCCTAAGACTGCTAGGAAGAAGAATGCAGCTAAGTCCTGAACAGGTAGCTAAGCTGCCGAAGGATCAACAGGTAAGACTGCTAGAGCTGCTAAAGGAAAAGGAAGAACGGGTTCGCTTTAACAAGAAGGATCACTTCAACCTATATGAATGGCAGCGAGGATTAGCTAACTCCACTAAGGATGCACATCAGGTGTTGGCTATGTGTGCTAACCAGATTGGTAAGTCTACCAGTGGAGCTTACATCACAGCCTGTCACTTAACAGGGCTATACCCTGATTGGTGGAAAGGTAATAGATTCGATAAGCCCATATACTGTTGGGCGTCAGGTGTATCTAACGACACGACTAGAGACATCCTTCAAACAGAATTGTTTGGTCTGGCAGAGAGTGAAGAGTCTTGGGGAACTGGCATGGTTCCGCTGACTATGATTGGTGAGAAGACTAGAAGGCGAGGCGCTACTGGTAACACTTACGATAGTGTTATGGTACAGCACCACGACAAGAATGGTAAGCCTGATGGTTGGTCACGTATTGGCTTTAAGTCATACGAGATGGGTGAAGAGAAGTTCTATGGTCGCCCAGTAGATTGGATCTGGCTAGATGAGCAGCCACCTTCTAACATCTACACTCAGTGTATCACTCGTACCGTAGCAACAAACGGCTACGTTATGATGACCTTTACACCAGAGGATGGTATGACCCCTGTAGTCAATCAGTTTATGAATGACTTGAAGAAGGGTCAACAGTTAATACAAGCTACGTGGGATGATGCACCTCACCTAGATGAAGATACTAAAGAACAGCTATTGGCACAGTATCCTCCGCATGAACGGAAGCTACGAAGCCAAGGTATACCTGTATTTGGTTCTGGTCTTGTATTCCCTGTAGCAGAGGACTCTTTGATTATTGATGCCTTTGAGATACCAGACCATTGGAAAAGGATAGCAGGTCTTGACTTTGGATATGATCACCCTACAGCTGTGGCGTGGTTAGCTATTGATGAGGAGAGTGATACGTATTATATATACGACACTTACTCAAGCCGTCAGGAGACTGCTATAATGCACTCTGCGGCCATTAAGCAAAGACCTACATGGATACCCGTGGCATGGCCTAAAGATGGCTTACAGAGCGATAAGGGCAGCGGAGTGAGCCTTGCTTCTCAGTACAGAGATCAAGGTGTTAACATGTTGCACGATTGGGCGCGTAATCCTAAAGCGTCTGGGGATACAGGTAAAGGTAACAACTTTATAGAACCATCCATCATGGAGATGCTACAGAGAATGGAGACAGGTAGGTTTAAGGTCTTCTCGCATTTGCATGAATGGTTTCAAGAATTCAGATCGTATCACCGTAAGGATGGTAAGATAGTCCCTATCAAAGATGATATTATGTCAGCAACTAGGTATGCTGTTATGTGCGCTCAATATGCAGTGGCAGGGCGCTCTTCTTCTTGGTATGACTATGGTGATAAATCTCTTCCTATTAAAAACTGGAGTAATGTATAGATGGCTAGCACTATCACAAATGAACAATTATCTGAAGTGGTTAGCAGGGAACTCAATGCTGCTGACTCTTGGTCTAACGGTGACCTAGCAGATCAACAGTCAGAGGCTCTTGACTATTATTATGGTCAGCCTTTTGGAGATGAAGAAGAAGGCTTTTCATCTGTAGTTACACGAGATACGCTAAAGACAGTAGAGGGTATTATGCCTTCTTTGATGAAGGTATTTGCTTCAGGTGATACCTTTGTAGAGTTTGAACCTATGGGTGCAGAGGATGAAGCTGCTGCACAGCAAGCCACAGATTACTTGAACTATGTATTTGATAAGCGATGCGACGGGTTTAACGTATTATATACATGGTTCAAAGATGCACTGCTGATGAAGAATGGCCTAGTAGAAGTAAGTTGGTCAGAAGATGAACTATGCGATATTGAGAACTTTATCGCTATTGAAGATATTGAACTCCAAGCACTAGAAGAAGAAGAGAATCTAGAAATTGTCAATAAGGAAGTTAACGAAGAAGACCCCAACCTCTATGACGTTACTGTTCGTCGTACTAACTATCGGGGTCGCCCAGTCATTGACAACATCCCATCCTCTGAGTTTAGGATTAAAGCGCGAAGCAAGAGTATCAAGGATGCAGACTTTGTTGCACGGGTGCAGGACGTTAGTATTGGATCGCTCATCGATGCAGGATTTAACCGTGACGATATCTCTGAAGGACACGGATCAAGTTTAATCAAGAACCAAGTAGAAGACTCTCGCTTTGGTGATGTAGACGAAACAGCTGACTTTGGCAACAGCACTGTAGTTGAGTATGTCAAAGCATGGGTCAAGGTATTTGACGAAGACTCAGAAGAGATGAAGCTTTATCAAGTACATATGGTTGGTAATATAGTTCTTGACAAAGAAGAAATAGGAACTGTTCCTGTTATTAACCTATCTCCTATTATGATGCCGCATAAGTTCACTGGTGTTAGTATTGCTGACTTGGTTAAAGACATTCAGGAAATCCGCAGCAAGATGTGGAGACATACTCTCGACAACCTAGCCTTATCTAATGCAGGTAGGTATGCAGCCGTAGAGAATCAAGTTAATCTACAAGACCTGATTGACAACCGCATTGGTGGTATTGTACGTGAGAAGGTACAGGGCGCTGTTAGACAGCTTCCAGTGCCACAGCTAGGTCAGGCTACCTTCCCATTCTTAAACGAGCTAGAGAAGGAACGAGAGGATCGTGCGGGTGTGTCCCGTATGACTCAGGGGCTAGACGCATCTGCTCTGACTTCTAACACTGCTGCCACTGCTGTTAATCAGGTGATGACCGCAGCTCAAGAGAAGATTCAGCTTATCGCTCGTATCTTTGCAGAGACGGGTGTTAAAGAACTATTCCTACAGCTATATCGTTTAAGCCGTACCAATAACTCTGAAGTAGATATTGTTAAGCTACGTGGTCGCTTTGTACCTGTTGCCCCTTATGATTGGAAAGATCGTTATGATATGGCAGTTACTGTCGGGCTAGGTAACCAGAACAAAGATCAACAGCTAATGCATTTGAATAACATCTCTACAATGTTACGTGGTATTGGCGAAACTAAGTATGGATACCTGATTAAACCAGAACATGTACATACTCTCGCTACTGAATTTATAAAGAACGCAGGGTATAGAAATGCTGCACAGTTTATTGGTGATCCTCAAGAGATAAAGCCACCAGAGCCACAGCCCTCAGCTGATATGGTAGCCGCACAGGGCGAAGCACAGAAAGACGCTGCTGATGCTCAGTTAAAGCAAGCTCAAGCACAAGCGCAGCAAGCAGAAGCTCAAATGAAACAAGCGGAACTCCAACTCAAGTTAGAAGCTATGAAGTTTGAGCGGGAGAAGTTTGAATGGATGAAGAAGAAAGAAGCTGCTGAACTTGGATTAGAAGCTCAACAAAAGCGCCCTGTAGGTATTGGGGATAGTAAACTGAGAATGAGTGGTGAGTAACTTGGATGAACAACAAAAGGTAAACGCAGCTCGTGAACTGTTAAGAGGTGGTCTTATTTCTGAGGTTATCTCTGATGTTAAAGAAAACATATCTCAAGCATGGTCAGTATCTGATGATCCTGAAGAACGCGATAGGCTTTGGTACTTGCAAAAGTCTATAGATATGTTTGGCGAAGTACTTGAAGGCTATGTATCTAACTACGAATTTACGCAAAAGGTGAAATAGTTCTTTACTTTTGGCATAAAGTATGTTATAATATATACATAGATTAATATTAGATAACTTAATAGGAGGCTACCCCTAGTGGATGCCAACAATGAAAACAGTATTGATAATGCAGTAGCCCGTCTTTTAACGCCCTCTGAGGAGCAAGCCGATAAAGAAGTGCTAGAGCAAGAAACCCTTGAAGAGGAAACTCAAGAGGTCGCTGCCGAAGAGGACGACACTGAAGTCGAACTTGAGGTAGAGGAAGAAACCGAAATCGAAACGGAAGAAGATGACGGTGACGCTGAAGTGGGGGATTCCGAAGAAGAGGATGACCAAGCGGAGGTTCAAGAGGAGACTTCAGAAGATGATCTATACGCTGTTAAGGTGGATGGTGAAGAGTATGAAGTTAACCTTGAAGAGCTGAAGAAGGGTTATCAGCTAGAGAAGAATTACACTAAGCGAGTCCAGAAGCTACAAGCAGAGTCTCAAGAGTTAGATACTCTTAAGACAAACTTGACAGCTGAGAGACAACAGTATCTGCAACTTATGGAACTAGCTGCCGCACAACAAATGGCAGAGGTTAATAAGTCTAAAGAACTGCTTGCTTCAATCGACAAAGAAGCTGACCCTGTTGAATATGTACGACAGCAACTGCGTGTTCAGGATATTGAAGACAACTTACGTCAAAACATTCAGAACTTTCAAGCAGCACAACAAAAGGCTGAACTACAGCGACAGGAAGAGCAGAAGAAGATTGTAGCTATGGAACAGGAGAAACTAAATCAGCTAGTACCTGAGTGGTTATCTCCAGAGTTTCAGAAAAGTGTTATTGATTATGCTAAGGGGCAAGGTTACGATGATGCTACCTTAAACACTATCAGTACCGCTCGTGATATTGCAATGCTGAATAAGGCTCGTCTTTACGATGAACTTGTTAGTAAGAAGGCTACCGTTAAGAAAAAGCGTCAGCCTGTTATTAAGAAGAAAGTAAAGGCATCTGCTCCGGCAACTGCTCAAACACGAAAGGCTCGCGCGGTTAAGGAACAACGGCAAAAGCTAAAACGCTCTGGTTCAGTGAATGATGCAGCTGCGGCTCTTCTATCACTAACTTCTTAATCTTATTATATTAAAGGACTATTACAATGGCTAATCCCGTATTTGAAACTTATGGAACAGTCGGAATCCGTGAGGATCTGGCTGATATTATTTACAACATCGCACCTACTGACACCCCATTTATGTCTAACGTAGGTAAAGGCTCAGCCTCTGGTACTTATCACGAGTGGCAGACCGATGACCTAACTGCGGCTGCTGACAACAAAGTTGCTGAAGGCGCTGCTGCTCCTGCTGCTGAGTCTGTTGCTACTGCTCGCGTAGGTAACTACACTCAGATCGCTTCTAAGACTGTAAGCGTAACTGGTTCTAACGAAGCAGCTGATGCTGCGGGTCGTGCTTCTCAGATGGCATACCAGTTGGCTAAGAAAGGAATGGAATTGAAGCGTGACATGGAGAAGACGCTAGTCGGTACTGACAAGGCTAAAGTTGCAGGTGCTGCGGGCGGTACTGCTCGTGAGTTGGCTTCTGTTACTTCTTGGTTGTCTACTAACTGTTTAGTAGGTGCATCTGCCGGTGCAGCTCCAACTGGTGATGGTACTGATATTGCTACTAGCGGTGATGCGCGTGACTTTACTGAAGCACTCTTAACTGAAGTTGTTGAAGACTGTTGGGTACAAGGTGGAACTCCTTCCATCGTTATGTGTAACGCTTTCCAGAAAGCTAAGATCACTGCTTTCACTGGTAACGCTACTAAGTTCAAGGAAGTAGGTGACAAGACTATCGTTAATGCAGTAGACGTTTACGTTTCTGATTACGGTGATCTGTCTGTTGTACCTAACCGCTTTATGCTCAACGATACTGTTCTGGTTCTTCAGCCAGACATGTTCTCTGTTGATACATATCGTGACTTCCAGACTCACGACATCGCCAAAACTGGTGACTTTGAGTCTAAGCAGTTGCTAGTTGAGTACACTCTAGCTTCTAATAACGAAGCCGCCTCTGGTGCGATTCGTGACCTTAACGTAAGCTAATCGTTAAGAGCTACACAGGCTGAGATGTCTTAATAGGCATCTCAGCCTTCTATTATTCTAGGAGTAACTATGTCTGACGTTCACACTCATATCATTCAAAACAACGATGACACTCTTAGCATCGGCACTACTCAAGACTATAGCTCAATCTTTGCCAACAATAAGATCGAAGCTGACAATAATCTAAACCGAACTAACAAAGATACCTTTGGTCGTAAGGTTGCTACTATCCCACTTAATTTAATTAATGCTTGGTGTAAAGAATGGAACTGTTCTATGCATCAACTCTTTAGTGATCCTTCATTGAAGGCAAAGATGATGGCTCGTTTAAGAGATAGAGATTATTTGAAACTCCGTACAGATAATGGGCGTATATAATGGCAGTAAACAATTTAGGTGAACTCCGAACCCTAGTTAAAGATTGGAGTAACCGAACAGATATATCAAATTCAGTTATTGATTCGTTTATCAATATAGCTCAAGACAGAGCAAACAGAATCCTACGCCTTCCTATCTTGGAGGGCTTTTCTACAATTACAGTAACTAACAATGCCTTACTACTACCTACTGATTACTTAGAAGCAAAGTCTCTTGTAGTTACAGTTAATGGTAAGGCGATAGAACTTGAACGTAAAGATCTTGCTTTTGTAACTAAGCAGCAAAACAATCAAGGTAACCCTAAATACTTTGCACGTAAGCAGAGTAAGTTTGTTATTGCTCCTGATTCAAATGTCAGCTCTGCTGATTTGTACTATTACTATGTAGCTGCTAATCTTGTTAACGATGCAGATACTAACTGGTTTGTAGAGCATGGTACTGACCTTTTACTTTATGGTGCATTATCTGAGTTATCTTTATATACAAAGAACACAGAGGAAGCCCTTCAGTACGAAGCTAAGTTTAAAGCCACTGCACAAGACATAACGAGAATGGCAGACGATGCTGATTGGTCTGGCTCTACTATTGGCATCATACCTAAGAGATAAGATATGACAGGCTTTTATGAAGATTATGATGATACGTCAGGAGTACATTTAGGTACTGCTGAAGAACAAGCTACTAATGCAGCTAACTCTGCAACTGCGGCAGCTACGTCAGAAACTAATGCAGCTAACTCTGCAACTGCGGCAGCTACATCGGAAACAAATGCAGCTACTTCTGCTACTAATGCAGCTACGTCAGAAACCAACGTAGCTACTTCTGCTACTAATGCAGCTACGTCAGAAACTAATGCAGCGACTTCAGAGACTAATGCAGCTAATAGTGCGAGTGCAGCTTCTACGTCTGAAACTAATGCAGCTACGTCTGCTACTAATGCTTCTACATCAGAGACTAATGCAGCAGCGTCAGCAACAGCAGCAGCTAACTCAGAGACTAATGCATCTACTTCAGAAACAAATGCAGCAGCATCAGCAACAGCCGCAGCTACGTCAGAAACAAATGCAGCAGCCTCTGCTACCAATGCTTCCACATCTGAAACTAATGCAGCAGCGTCAGCAACAGCAGCAGCTACATCAGAAACCAACGCAGCGACTTCAGAGACTAACGCTGCAACTTCAGAAACTAATGCAGCTACGTCTGCTACTAACGCAGCTACCTCTGAAACTAACGCAGCTACTTCAGAGACTAACGCTTCTACATCAGAGACTAATGCATCTGACAGTGCTACCTCGGCAGCAACTGCACAGACTGCCGCAGAAGCTGCAAGAGATGCAGCACTAGCATCCTTTGATTCATTTGATGATCGTTATCTTGGGCCTTACTCAAGTGACCCCACTACCGATAACGATGGTGATGCTCTAGCTGCGGGTATGCTCTACTATAACACAACTCATGATATTATGGAGGTGTACGAAGGTAGCTCATGGGTAGCTGCTTATGCTTCTTTATCAGGAGCATTAATTGCTAACAACAATCTGTCAGACTTAAATAATGCAGGTACGGCAAGGACTAATCTAGGTTTAGGTACAGCAGCAACTACAGCTGCCAGTGATTATGCTACAGCTGCACAGGCTGATCAGACTGTCGCACTCACAGGAGCGGGTGCTACTAGCATATCTGGTACATACCCCAACTTCACGATCACCAGTACCGACACTGTTTATTCGTTACCATCTAATGTTGGAACACAATCTGTTGTCACTACAGCACCAACGAGTGCCAGTGGCTTTGCTAACGGACACGTTTGGTATGTAGTTTAAAAGGCCGTTATGACTATTAAAGTTAACGACAGTGGTACTCTGAAAGAACCTACTCAGATCTTTGTGAAAGGAGATCAGGGGACGCTTTATGGCGTTAACTATGTCGTTGCTAACAACAACGGTACGTTAGGTACTGTCTGGAATGCGGTGTACGCGACAAGCCGTGACACTTCTACTGATTTCTCGACTACGACTTCTTACGATACAACTACAACATACACGACTACCTTTTCAACAGGTGCGTCTGGAGTCACGTCAACTAGTTATACAACCTCGTACAACACTAGCCGCGCTACGGGGACAAGCAGGGCTACGACTACTAGTTACACAACTACTTACGGAACTAGCCGAGGTACGAGCAGAAGTACCACTACTAGTTACACAACCAGTTACACGACTAGTTGGACGTATACAGCGAACAGACAGCCTTCATCTGGAAGTTATTATAATCAGACTCCTGCTTACTGGATGTGGCTAACCCTTGACTCTAACAATTATCTGACGAACATATGGTGGAACGGAACTGTTATTTACAGCAATAACAATCCAGGCTTAAACGTATCGTCCTATACAACGGGTGGATGGACGTACTATCGAAGCACTTTTGAATACAACGATGGTTATGGTTCAGACTATTACCGAATATATCGCCAACAAAACATCTCTACTTCTCGTACAACGTCACGGGGTACTAGTAGAAGTACGACTACCAGTTACACAACATCGTACAACACTAGTCGCGGTACATCGA